GATGTTATACACAGCCAATCTTGTTAATCCCATTAATGATTCAATGAAAGGCATCAGGCAAACTATAGAGTCAGCAGCATCAAATGGTGGCAAGTTAAATGATGACGATGCTTTAAAACTTACTAAAGCTATAGCCACTTATCGTGCTCCATTGATAGCAGTAGAAAGAGAATTCCCTGACCTTGTAGGCACAGCAAAGAAAAATAAAATGATAGAGTATCAAAACGATGCTATGAAAACTGTAGAAAGTTTTGAGGGGTCAGGTAATAAAATTGATTATGAAGCTTTGGGTATTTCTAAAGAGAATCAAATATCTAATGTTTTAAAAAGAAATCAAGGAGCATTCAAACAAGAACAACAATTGATTTATGACTTTAGTGCCAAAGATCCAAGTGGTACGATTTCTAGGTTATTTATACCGCCAGCTTTAAGAGAAGCTATTGGTGATAACATTGGATTATATGGAACAACTACTTATAGAGCTATATCAGATTCTAATTACAAAGTTCCAGACGATTTAAAAGAAGCAGCTATTAGAGAAATACAAGAAAAGATACCAGGGCTAGAATCTAAAGTTGCTGCTGAAAGTGCTTTTTTTAAACTAACTAATATTGGTCAAGCTAAAGAAGCTTATCAAACTCCAGAGATGTTTGCTGGAGGTATAACCTTTGGTCAGCTTCAAGGTAAAGATCTTAAAAATTTACCAGCAGTAAGAAAAGCTATGGGAGAAGTTACAGCACTTGACTATTCTAAACCCGGTGATTGGAGAAAAGCATTGTTGGATGAGTCTGTTGCTGCTTCAGAAACCATGTCTAAACTTGGCTCTCTTGCCGGAAAGTCAAAAGCTTTTGAAGAGATAAGACTAATAAACGATACAGCAGAAGCAACAGGTAGAACATCGTTTTTAAAAACCACTGAGGAGTTGTTTCCAGATGGAGTGATAACAGACCCTACTCCTGTTATTGATGGAGTTCAATATTTTAAATTTGGAGAGGACATGGGACTCTTAAACAATACTTTTGCACCAGAAGTTTTTCATAAAGCTTTAAATGAAACTTCAATACAATGGTTAACTAATACTCCAGCTCCATTACAAAAAACATATCAAGGTCTTTTAGGTTTAAAAGCTATTTCGCAGTACGGTAAAACTATTCTTGGACCGACTGCTCAAATAAGAAACAATACTAGCGTACCGTTTATGGCTTTGATGAATGGCAATTTGGGACCGAGTGGTAACTTTGCAAAGAATTTTAAGTTGGCTTTTGCTGGTGTTTTTGATCCTAAAGGAAAAGCAAAACTCGCTGATCAAATAAAAGAAGCATCTGAATACAATCTGATGGTTGGTAGAGGAACTCAGTTACAAGAAATATCTGACGTTGCTGCTTACTCAACTAATAACATAGAAATTTTAGAAAAGTTAAAAGCTAGACCAATAGGCGAAATCATGACTAGGTTAAAAGAGGGACCACTCGGTATTGCAGAAAGAGCATACACAGGATCAGATAACGCTGCTAGGTTAATTAACTGGAGTGGAGAACAATCTAAACTCTCTAAGGTTATAGCTAACTCTACAGACGACACAATGATTCCAATAACTGCTGGTAAAAATATGTCTGATCTAGATATTCAAAGTCTTATTAAACTAGATAACAATCAACCTGTTATTAATGTAGGTGAATTAAAAGCTGCTGGAGATGCAGTTGTAGATAAATTTATTAAAGGTGAAGCTGCTGACATAGCATTGAACGTAACACCTACTTATTCAAGAGTTCCAGAGATAGTAAAAGAATTAAAATACTTTCCAGTTATAGGTAACTTTACAGCTTTTCCTGCTGAGATTATAAGAAATACAGTTAATACTATGGCTAGAGGTATAAAAGAACTTGCGAGCAATAGTGCTGAATTACAGAAAGTGGGGGCTAGAAGAATAGCCGGTGGTTTAACAACAACTGTTGGCATACCTGCTGGTTTGACTGCTACAGCATTGTCTTTAACCGGGGCTGAACAAGAACAAGTAGATGCTTATAAAAGATCCTTTGCTGCACCTTGGGAAAAAACAGCTACTATGATTCCAACAGGCACTGACGCTGCTGGTAACATTACAGGCTTTTACAATTTTAGTTACACCAATCCATATGATTTTTTACAAAGGCCTGTTAAGGCAATATTTAATGCTGTTTCTGAAGGAGAAAGAAACGAAGCAAACTTAATGAGAATACTTAGTGATTCATCTTTTGGAATGATTGGTGAATTACTTGATCCTTTTGTGTCTCCAAGTTTAGGAGCAGCTTCTGTTTATGAAGCTACTGTAGGTAAGACAGCAACTGGTAGACTTATTTACAATGAATCAGATCCACTTGGAGAAAAAGTTGCCAAAGGTATGCTTCATTCTTTCAATGCAGTAGCTCCAACCCTTACGCCTGTAACGTTTGAGACTGACGCAGATGGTGTTCAAGTTGTACCTAAAGATTTTATTACATCAGTTGCTTCATTAGGCACAGGAACAAAAGGTGTTATAAGCCCTAAAGGTAAACCAATTGATGTTTCAGAAACATTGGTATCTGCTTTTTCAGGAATAAAAGTAACTAAACCACAAATTGATAGATCTCTTTACTATAAAGCAGCTGAAGCTAAACGAGCAATAAGAGAGACAACCAACGAATACAACAGGCTTTTAAGATCAAGTAACAAAAGAGAAGCAGATGAATTTATTCAAGGTTACATAAACACTAATGAAGCTAGATATAGTTCTTTAAGAACTTTATATACAGCGATTGAAGATGCTAGAAAGCTTGGCTTAAAAACTTATGAAATAGATGAACAGTTAAAAGTAGCCAGAGTAGCTAATAGAGATATGGTAATGGCAGGAATATTTAAGCCAATAGAGGTCAGTGATGATGTTCTTAGACTTGCTATACAAGAAACTGAAAGAAAAGCTGCTCAACCAGTTCCTATTGGAGATTTAATTTCTACTCAAGTAGATTTAACTGGACAAAGTTTAACAGGAAAATTTAGAGATCCTAGGGTACAATCTACAGCTAGAGCATCAGAAGTTCTGAGGCAAGAAGAAATAGATAAGATCCTTACTGGATCAACCTAAATTTGAAAATAGATTTACCGTTAGAGATAAACTACTCTAAGAAAAAGAAGTTTATCCTTAACCTTAACAACTACCGCAACGCTCATTACCGAGTGTTGTCTACAGCTAAAAAGCTTTACTCAGATAAACTCGTGCCTAGACTAAAAGGCTTTGATAGTTTCTCTGAGCCAGTTACCCTTACCTACACCTACTATGCTAGGAGCAACAGAAGACTAGATATAAGTAATCCTTGTTCCATCATAGATAAGTTTGCGTGTGATGCTTTGGTCAAAGCTGAGATCCTGGAAGATGACAGCTTCAATCAAATCAAACAAGTGGTGTATATATTTGGTGGTGTGGATAAAGACAATCCAAGGTGCGAACTAGAGATAACTAAAACGGAACTCCCGTCTCAACCCAAGGCTTAATCTTTACTATCGTTCCTTGCAAAGACTTCTTAATCCAATCAGCTTTCTCTAATACATCCATAGGGAACCCGGAGTTAACAACTTGAATTAGTTCTTCACTAGAATAAAAACTATTCTCATCAGAATGTTTATTAGCTGGAACGTTAAGAAATCTAAAGCCATCTTTCTCATACAAAACCATATCTTCATCTTTCTCTATAAGCGTAGCTGGTATTAGTTCTGGAATGTAATTGTGACGATTGCATCCTTTGGTTTGACGATCAGTGTTGATCTTCTTGTCGTGTTGAATGCAATGCCAATGAGCATCTCCCTTTTCTATATCTACTTTTGCGAACCGGCACGAGCGACAGTGAATCTTTGCTGGTAGTGCTCTACCCAAATAAGAAGCTTGTTGAGCTGGAGTCATATAACTGCGAATGCGATAGTCAGTCTCAGGTATGTAGTTCTCTGGTGGTGACTCAGATAGCAAAACGTTTTTAGCCTTATCCATCAATGTATCAAATAAATCCTTATCAAACTCTACAATCTCAGTATATAAGTCTGAGTTGTTCTTGTTGTAGACAATAGCTATGGCGTGTTTGAACTTAAATAAACCCATGTATAAATGTAATTGAGCAGCGTATTCATCAGACCACTCGCAGTAACTTCCTAGCTTATTTAAATTGTTAAACCGATTATCGTTAGCTGTCTTAAACTCTAGCAAATAAGCGTTCTCTTGATCTAATCCCGGAAGATTTTTAGCAACACCGTCTATATGGCCTTTAACGTGCCCTCCTAGGGCTTTTGTTTCAAACTGCTTGCCATGCTTATCTACGTCATAAATCGTTGCACCAGGTATCTTTCTGAGCTTCTTAATAAGATCATCTTCTACAACGTTACCTAGATCCAATAGACGCAACACTCTAGGCTCCCAATCATCTGGCATCAACCAACGATAACGCATCCAGACTAAACGTTGATTAGGATTACCAATCCCACTGATACCCAAGTAAAACCTTTGGTGTCTTTCTTCGTCTAGTTCAACCTGATCTAGTAAATCATGAACGATTGTCATAGCTTTATTCTCTCATTCTTTTTGTTTCTGATACCAATGACATTTTCATACTGACCTTGCTTTTGCACAACTATTTCAGCTATAGAATCAAAGGCTCCATTGTTTATTAATTCAGCAGCCATCCATGCTTGTTTCGGAGATCCCCATTCATTAGTAATCTTCTTCCATTTACGCACGGCCATGTTGTGTGCAGTGGGGTGTCCAAACATAAGGGGCATCTTTTTAGGAAAGAACTCGTTGCCTACTGTAAAAATCACCTGACAGTATTCACTGCCGTTTTTAGACTTAGTTACTTTGGCAAATATATCTGTCACAGGTTTGAATACAGGTTTAGATCTAGCTTTCTCATCTGAAAGTACAGCTTGCTTTTCTGCTTTGGTTCTTTTAGCTACCTCTCTTTCTTTCTTAGTCCACAAAGATTTGGTTTGTTTTGACTCAAAGATCTGTCCACATTCAACACATGCTTTAGCTGATGGTGAGTTGATTGTGTTGCAAGAAGCACATATCTTGGGACGGTATCTGTTTTCAGACTCGCTGGGCGAAACCTCATCCAAGCATCCATGTCTAGCAACGTTCTCGCCATAGTCTAGAAGCAAACAGTTCGTCTTGTCTTCGTGGATTCTCATGCCTCTACCGCACATCTGAACGTATAGTCCTACGCTTTGTGTTGGTCTAAGTAAAGCTATGCAATCTGTCCTGGGAGCATCCCAACCTTCTGTAAGCACACCGACATTACAAAGAGCATGTATCTTTCCAGACTCAAAGTCAGCAAGCGTCTGACTACGTTTTTTGTTGGGTGTCTCCCCGGTGATAACAGCAGAGCTGATACCATACTGCTTTAGATACTGTGTCATCTTCTCAGCGTGTAAGACTGATACACAAAAGAATACTGTTGCTGTTCTACCTTTAGTGTAAGCGTTATCAATCCAATCACTTACAACTTCTATTATGGTTTCATCTACCATAGCTACTTCTTCTAGTTCTTTCTCCCTGAAGTCTCCATTCTTAAACTTCAAGCTGACAGATCCAGCATCAATAATAGCCTTGTCGTTCACAGCATAGGCAGAGAGCCTACATAAATAGCCCTCTCTGATCAATTCAGGTATAGATACACTGTAGGCTAGACCTCTGAAGAAATGGTCCTTACGCTTTCCGTATATGTATCCTTGACCCATTCTGTATGGTGTTGCAGTACAACCCATAACTTTCATGTCTCCACGATCAGATAACTCAGCAATAATCTTTTGATACCTGGTGTGTGATGTAGGCGGTACGTTGTGTGCCTCATCTATAATCATGTAGTCAAACTTGCCAACCTTGGCTAGTCTTTTGGGTGAAGCCAATGTATCTCTACTAGCTATCAGTATCTGTGCATCATGTTCAAAACGTTTCATTCCAGCTGCTAACACTCCCACCGGGGCATCAGGCCATACAGACTTAAGTTTCTTTTCTGCTTGGTCTACTAGCTCTTTTCTGTGTGCAAGAACAACAAACCTAGCTCCAGGATCTTTAGCCAACACTTCTTTGATAAAGTGAGAAAAGATAATTGTTTTACCGGCTGCTGTTGGCAGTGATATTAAAGCGTGTTCGTTGGCTGGTTTAGTTTCAAACCAATGATGTAGGGAGTTGATTGCATCCCTTTGGTAGTATCTTAATTTCATTTAATCGTGACAAAAACAACTTCTACTATCATCATCAAGAAAATCTATTTGAGCTTGTTTTTTATTTGAAAGATCTAATATGTCTATATAAGAAATTTTATTTTTAAATGTGTTTTTCATTTTTTTTTCTTCATTAATCCACCACTCTGTTAAGTCTGGTCTTTCTTTTACTAATTTTGTTAACGTTCTAGTTCCTTTTAAAAAACAAAGGTCGCAATTACCAGCTAAAGTTTTGCCATCATGGCTGGGTAGTTTTAAATCAAACGTGTTGCTATTCCAAAAATTTGAAACATCCTTTAATGTTTTTTTATCTTCGTATAAAGGGAAATAACTTTCCCATTTATTTTTGCCTGTTTCGTTTTGTGCTTTTTGTTTTGCAACTCTATTTGGTTCGTCATGTCGAAGACCAACAATATTATTCCATTCTTTATATCCTTCGTTTTGCATAAATCTTTTAAACACATTCATCTTTAATTCTTGTGTGCAAATTCTTAAATAAGGATTGGGTAACATTTTTTTTCTTTTATTCAATTGTGCAAATGGTTCACCGTTTCTGCTTGCAGTTTCGTAAGAAACTTCTTTGGTTCTATAAATTGGCCTTTCTTCATGTATATCTAATTCAACCCACCTAATTTTTACATTCCAATTAACAGCACAATTATTTATAAAATCTAAAGTCTCTGGCATTTCCTTACCTGTATTGGCAAATACCACATAACAGTCTTTAGGTAGTGTTCCGCTATGAGCATCTATAATTTGTTTGAGCATATATCCAGAAGTTCTACCACCGCTAAAACTAATTAGGGCGGGACCTTCTATCTTGTATGGATTCATTAGTGTATAGATCCATTTT